AGCCGGTAAGCCAGTATGGGTGCCTGCAAAATGAAGCCACACTACTTTAATCAAGATCAGGCAGATTCAGACGATCACATGCTCAATATGAGCAAGATGCAGGGCTATGTCCCGAAAACATGCTTGCTTGGCGGCATGACCGTTATGGCGGTTATTCAGGAAGGTAAAGATCCATGCAAGGGCTGCGAGTGTGACCGTAATAAGTGCAAAGGTCGAAATAAATGATCCGAAAACGGTTACAACCCGCGCCAAAAGTCTTGCGCTTATGCAGCGTTTGCGGCAAAATAGCTAAGTGCTATGAAAAACGCAAACAATGTTGTGATTGCTTGAACAAAAAACAAAAGCAATATCGCATTGATTATGGTAGCGCTGACGCCGTAATTGCATGGCAGAAACGCAATTCAGAATATCAGCGAGAATACCAGCATGACTATTGGCTGAAAAACAAAACACAGATCAAACAAAGAAGGGCGGAATTATGAATAACGAATGCGAAAAAATAGGACCGAATAACGATGCTGTTAAAAAACTCAAACGACTTTTTGACCTGTACGGCAAAGAATGGGCTGAAACATTCAATTTCTCGAAACTCGATAAATTTTATCATCCTATAAACGCCGGTATTGTTGATTATTTGTTTGTAGTCTCAGAGAAAGAAAATACGCCAAACAATTTTCCTGTTGCCGATGCAAACGGGCAAGATGTTTGGCTTGAGGATATTATTGAGTCCCTGGAAGAAGCAATCAAGGCCAGCGGTGCGGTTAAAAAGCTTTTCAATACCATGTGGATGGACGACCAGTCTGGTAGTGTCTACGGCGTCATGTGGTTAAATCAGATGGGATCAATCGTCTTGTGGTACCCGAACACCAGTTCATATACAAGCACCGGAATTTGTTTATCCGGCATGTCACCGGTAATACCGATTGAAGCTCAAGCGTTACGCGAAAAGCATGAGATAGAGCAGCTTCGTAAGCGAGTAAAAGAATACGACAAAGAGCACGGAAATCCATTTTTTGCCAGCGAATTTAAAACAGATCCAAGACCGAAAAAAGCTGGATGGGCTCCTGGCAACTACACCTGCAAATGCTGTGTCTGTAATGCCGCATTCATTGGCGACAAACGAGCGGTAACATGTGCCGATTGCGCCTATAGAACAGAGGAAAAAGATGAACCGAAAACAGAGAAATGACTATTGGAAACGATGGGGATTTGTAATCAAAGGGCGAACAAAATATGATGACGTTCGTGCGATTTCTTATACTGAAATCGGAGACGACTCAAGCCGCGTAAACGCTAATCGCAAAGCTGCCAAACAAAGAGCCGTTTATCACACGAAAGCTGATTGGGAATGCCCTGAAGCAAGAACCGGTATTTGTTTCCGCTGTAAATGGCAAAAGCGTTGCAAGGCAATTCATCCTTAGCTTTCTTACCATGGCTCGACTAAACCTTTATTACTATCGCCTGACCCGTATGCAGACATAACGGAACAGAAGGCTGACTTGCGAAGAAATCATCTACGGCATCGCGTGCCCCGGGACAGGTGGCAAATCCATAATCATCAAAAACAATTATACCGCCTGTATTCATTCTCGGCCAAATGAAAATGAGGCTATCCATTATTGATTTATAGATATCGAGATCAATGTGACAGAAAGAAACCGAAAGCGATTCCAGTCCACGAAACGTATCTGGTATGAACCCCTTTTTGTAAACACACCGCGACGCTCGGGAAACGAACTGCCGAACCTCGTCCAACGATGTGTCAGCAAAATCACCCTTTTGGTGTAAGTCCTTTTCTTTATCTGTGTCAGGCATTCCGTCGAATGTGTCGAAAAGATACAACTTCTTCTCCGAGGCAGATTCATCCAGTATTTGAGCCAACATTGCAGCAGTTCCGCCTTTATAGACTCCACACTCAATAACCTCGCCGGTTATCTGGAGAGAATGCTGTAGTAGGCGTTGCAAAACATAACAGCGATCACGCGAAACTAGCGTTTTCGGTGCCGCTATAGAAAAATGTCTGTCAAATTGCTCGGACTCCCAGGGCGAATAGCGTGGACGATATAGTTTACTATCTACAGATGCGGTTAATTTTTTCATATATTTCCTTTTAAGTATAGAATAGCACAAGTGCTTGCAAAAAAAACAGGGAGTTGCTACGGCATATAGAAAAGTAACTTTCTTGCCATGGCTTCTGATATCTTGTATGATATATAAATCTGAATATCAGGATAGACCGCATGGCAAAGTCTAAGGTTCCGGTGCGACCAGGATTGCTGATCAATCGCTTTTTCAAGAAAAGCGCCCTTGCAAAGGCTTATAAAAATGCAGCAATCTGGTTGAAAGAAGCCACCGGCATTAACGGGCGCAAGATCATCAGCGGAAAAATGGTTCTGATCGAAAAGAATGCCATAAAAATATCAAAAGCAACTGGCGGCGTAGTGACGGTTGAAGCGTTAATGACCGCAGAGGCTAACTGGCGACCATATTGTATTGAGAAATATCCACCGGCAACGATGACCAGCGACTACCAGATTAAAGCTGGTTTGCATCGCATCTGGCTTAATTCGGTAGAACGCAGAACCGCTCTCAAAAACGCTGAGTATAAGTGCGAAGATTGCGACGTAAAACAGACGAAAACAAAAGATAAAGAAGTTGAACTTCAAGTTCACCACAAGCGGGGACACGTTAATTGGGCACGCATTATTGCGGTAATCAGAGAAGAGCTATTGGTTTCCCCGGAAGAATTAGCGGCCCTGTGCGAACCATGTCACGACGGCAGGCATGAACCAATCAAAGAAGTATTACCGTGAAAACTATCGTTGGATTAAGCGGATTCGGAGATTCTATTTATCTTGAGCCATTGGCACGCAAAGAAATAGAGAACGCCGCGCTCGGCGAACAGGTCGTTATATCTACGAATTATCCAGATGTTTTTGCACATCTTCCGGTTAAAAAAATCCCCTATAATCGGAATCCCGATAATGCAAAGAAGTTTTCTTATCTGGCCGGGAAGTCAAATCCGATAACAACTCAACTTAAGGATATGGGTTATGCCGATTCAGATGAGTTTGTGGTTAAACATTCGCCTATTGCCGTGCTTATATGCGGATATCCAAGCATGGGAAGCCAGTCAGATCTAATCCCAGATAAGCAGGTTGTAGAAAAAGTTGTTGAATATCTGCGAAAAAAAGGATATCAGGTTCTTCATATCACAAACGGCTCTCAAGAAGAATACAAGGGCGCGGTCAAAACCTCTTCTGCCAACTATTTTCAAACGGTTGCTATGTTTAAAGGCTCAAACCTGATTGTTTGTCAGCAGGGATGGGCTACCGCGCTGGCCGAAGGCCTTAATAAAAAATGCCTAGTTATATTCTCAAACAACTTCAGAGCCAACCACAATCCATTTATAACTCAGATCACGCCAAGCAAGGTCTGTTGTAAGAAAAGCACCTGCTTTATATGGGACAACGAATGGGAGGATTGGCTCGATGAAATTTAGCGAATTTGTCATAGCCAACTACTTCAAGGGCCGCAGCGTCATCATCCTTGGCTCAGCGCCGTGCGTTGTAAATGCTGACGAAGAATATCTTTCAAAATTCGACGTAATTGTCAGAGTAAATAATTACGAGCCGTTCAATAAATGCAAGCGCACCAACGTCTATTATTCGTTTTTCGGTCGATCCATACTCAAGGTTAAAGAGCGCATTGAAAAACACGGCAAGCCTGACTTCCTGTTCTTTAAATACCCTTTTGATTTCAACTGGACAAAACATACCAAGGGCATAGAGGTTGCAGGGAAAAGCGGAGATTTCCGGTTTGTTCAAAAACTCAGGCATCAGAAGCTTTCTCAGTATGACTATTTCGTGCAAACCCAGGCTAATTTTCTCAGCAACTTCTTTGCTGTTGGAAGCATTCCAACGACCGGCGTATCGGCTATCTTCGACATACTTAGATATCAACCGAGTGAATTGCATATCGCTGGCTTCGACTTCTTTAAAAGTAAAAAACACAATATTGATCAGGTCTGGCTCCCGCAAGACGGGCAAGGGCATGATTTTGACTCAGAAGAATGGTTGATTGAAAGCTTGATGCTTAACAATCTTCTGAAATATCCTACAAAGACGAAAGATGGAGAAAAGAATGCGAGAATCCCTTAAATTCGCGGTAGAACATTTTCAAGACAAGCCGGTTGTGTCGGTAGAGGTTGGCGTTGCTGCCGGAGCCAATGCCATGAAAATTTTTAAAGCTTTGAATACTGCCCAAATGTTTTTGATAGACAGTTGGATGCTGGCATATAACCCCGAAAGCCATGCTTGGTTACTGGAAACATGCAAGGCTTTTGAGCGGCTTACCAGTAAGGTTTTTATTGTTCGACACCAGGCAATCAATGCCGCTAAGCTTTTCGGTAAAGATCAGATCGGCTACCTTTACCTTGACGATAATCATGCCCCTCAACACGTTTATCAGGAACTTGTCGCTTACTATGACAAGGTAAAGTCTGGCGGCATCATAGCGGGTCACGATTGGGCTGACAATGGCAGAGCAAGCAAAGCGGTTAAACAGTTCTGTGCTGAAAAAGAAATAGAATACTTTTTCGCTCAGAATGAAGGCGAGAAAGTTGCGGATTGGTGGTTTATCAAGCCATGAACGAAACAAGCAAACTGGTCGAAAAACGCAAGAAACTCGGTTATTATGACAAATACTTTGCCGGCAAAGGCCTTGAAATAGGCGGATGGAATGATCCTCTGATTGTCAACGGAAAGCCGATTACTCAACACACGTTGCCGGACGGCAGCACTCACATATTGCCGTTTAAAGACAGTGAGTTCGACTTTCTTTATGCATCTCATGTCTTGGAACATTTTCCCGCCTGCATTACCGTATTAAAGGAATGGTTGAGGGTTGTGAGGCCTGGCGGATATGTTTACTTTTCGGTACCAGATTTTGAGCTTTACGAAAAAGGGCAATGGCCATCTAAATTTAATCCGGCTCACAAAAATAATTTCTCGCTTATCAAAGTAAAAGCGATAGCCACAACATTGTCTGATGTTGCACATCCAGAGCTTTGCTTACTGGAAGATAATGGATTTGACTATTCCCTGGATAAAAATATCGACCAAACTCGCGGCAAAGCAAGCTGTCAGATTGATTGCTGTTTGCGAAAAATGATTACCGCTTCCGATATTGTATGTTCCTGAAAACAAGAATCCCGGCTTTCGCCGGGGTCTTGTTGCTGAAAGAATCTGACTTTTCGGAAGGCACTCTATGTCCAAGAATATTAAGATAACCCGAAAAAAGCGACTTGGCAAGAAATTTTTAACGATTTTTTTCAGGCCAAGAACCAAGCAGTTCTTTTGTCCAACCAGATTGCGAAAAAACGCGGCCCTTGAGGATCGGTAACTGTTTTTCCCAGAACGGTCGGTAAACGTCAGCCGCTTTATCGGTTGCAAAGCTTGGTCGATTGAGGAATTTATTGATCTGCAGGTTCATAGGAATCCCGCAGCAAATGATCTTTTTATAGCCAAGAATAATTGCTACGCCTACGCCAAAAAGGCCACTACTACCCTCGCAGAGATAGTCAGTCCAGAAATTTACGCCAGGCAAGTCTCTTGGCTTTGAATCTTTATTCCAACCGATAACTTTGCACCCGTTAACGTCGAGATTGTTTTCCAGGCGCTTGGTGATCCAGAAGGGCTTTGCCGCAAGAAACTTTTCTGGATGCAGGCTTACCCATGCGGTTAGCGGATAATTCAATACAGTGCCAACGTCGTTGACCGCAATGAAAGACGCCGACTTAACAACTTCTTCTGGAAGCGACGCAATATCATCAAAATTGCACGCTGCCCCACCGACAATTACGGCTATTTTGGAATCAGTCATAAGCAACCCGCCTGTTGATACGCGGTAAAGATTTTTGGAGATTGCAGGGCAAACCAATCAACCATTTCTTCGTTTTTAGACCATCCATTAGAATACTGCAAAGAGCTTTCAGCCAAGCCGCTTTCAAACAAAAAGGCGTGAAGAATTTCATGCCGCAGACATTCTTTTGTGTTTGATTCTACAATCTGCAACGGCTCATCTGTCCATTCTCGGTAAAGATCTTTAACAACGATCTGTTTCATTCGATACCATATATAACCATATTTTCCAACCAGATCAGAATCTTCTTTTTCTGTTTTCAAAAGGATTTGATAAGTTGTTCCCAAAATGCAGATCGTTTTTGGAACCCACGAAGACGATCTTTTTTCAGTCTTGTTTTTACCTGGACTTGGCACGATCAGAAAACCTCTTTATATCTACTGAGATGCCGCCTGAGCGATTAAATAAATCGTCTGCGGTTAATTCCTTCTTTTCCCATGCAGAATTAAATGTTCGGCCTACAGTCGCAATTCTTTTTGCTGGATCTATTCCAGAAAACCATTGGTTAAATGATTTTGAATCAGACACCAAACCACGATCCAGTGAGAGCATTTGCCGAGTTTCATTTGAAAAAGAATTGGCTAATTCTGCCGGCAAGTCTTTTAATGGAAACAAAATAGGCAAATGTTGGCTTCTACAGCGAAAGTGAAGCGGTGGGCGACCAGGATAAGGCAAGATGTTGCCAAGAATAGGCCGGCCATTTAAATCCCAACTCTGATTTGCGTAAGCGCGACACATCCGACTTGTCAGTAGATCAAGAACAGATTTATGCTGAAGGCCTTGAAAAACCTTATCGTTGGCTTGAAAAAAGTCAAAATACACATCCGCCACAACAGCCTGCATGGCGGTTGTCATTACGGTTGTTGCGTCTGCCTGCGAACGACCTGTTACGGGGTAAGAATAAGTAAAGCTTGGCACTTCTCCAGAAGCATCGGCAACCTCCGGCGTAATCCTCATTCGACTGGCCGATTGCGTACCGCCAACTCTTGCAGAAATCTGATCGTTAGAAAATCCACGCCGAGCCGCATTTGTGACGGTTCTGTCAAATCTGTTTACCAGATCTTCTGATTGAGCGCCGAACCAATCAGGCAGTGCCGCGCCCATGATTATTAAACCACCAACAAATTTATCTGCATCTGCCGGATCAGTTGAGTTTTTAAAGTAATCAGTATCGAGCAATGCATTGAATTTTCGCGCAGGAACCTCAGATTCTATTGCTGACAACTCAGATAAAAATTCATTGCTTTCCTGGGTTAACTCTTCATAAAACGTAACAATAAGCTCCCGGGCTTCAGACGAAAGATTGTTGAGTCTCGCTGACAAACCTCCCGCCGTGCTTGAAGCAAGATCCGCTGCAACGACTATTTTGGTCAGTTCTTTTTTTAAATCATCAAAGCGTTCGCGATAATCTATCGCACGATCAATCTTAAGCAATTCAAGATCGAGAGCGTGCAACAGAAAAAGGTCTTCGATTTGCTGACCTATCGTTTTTGCCATAGTTATTTAGCAGTTTCCTGGTTAAACTCATCGTCAGTAGATAGGACTTTGTTTTTTTTGGCAAGAGCGGCTGTTTTATCATAAGTGCGCTGACCAACAGACTTTTTCTCTCCACCTTCGTTTTGTAATCCGCCGTTTTCTTTGGTTGTGGACGCTGCAAGCACAGAAGGCTTAACCGGATTTCCACCATAAGCCCCGTTGGCTTTAGCGAAATCAACTTCTGAAAGAATATTAACATCAGAAGCAAGAATGTTGCGGCGGCGGAATTCAAGAAAAAGAGTCTCAAGTCGCAACTTGCCGGCATCTTCAAGGTTCATCAGCTGGACGATTTCGTTAATATCGTCAGTAGTCATGCTGAAAATACCCTCAAGAGAAGCATAAACCTGACTATCAGCGTTGGTTCCGCCTTCTTCGATAGTTCCCATGAAAAGCTCTGCATAATAAAAGGCGAGGTCTATGGCGTCGGTAAAGCCGTTTGCGGCAATTCTGAGCTGCGCGTTAGAGTCGATATTATCTACCTTAATTTCGGTAGCAGTTGTGGACTTGGAATTGTTACTGGTATAGTCGGACTTCAAGGCCTTCAATCCACAATAAGCCATTTTAATGCGAAGCTCTTCCAGGTTTTCTTTGCCGATTTGAAGTGCATTACCAGAATGCTCTACATACTTTAGATTCGCCTGGGTATCTTTAATTCCAACAATTTTGTGCGGCCCTATTTCAAGATCAGAAGTATTATCAAAGCCAAGACCTACGAGAATCGGAAATTCAGCAGCGCTTACCGCATTTTCATGCGTAGACTCATCCTGGTAATACTGAATATTGCAGTAAGCCAGATCAATGAGAGCGCTTGTCGCCTCGAAATCGCCGTGCTTTTCGCCGGTATAAAATGGCGAAACAGCAACAGTTTTAATTGCGTTTGGATAGCTTTCGTCTGACTTCAGCGTGTAGGTCTTGAACTGAAGAAGATCTTTACTGACATCGAGCGATTGATTATCTTCGTCGGTTGCATAATAGATACCGATTTTTTCTTTGGTAACAATCCTGATTTTTGACTTAACAACCGACCGGCCAATCGTGGCGTTGTAATCCTGGTAATATTCAATCATCTTTGCAAAGATGATATTGCCAGCGGCGTCACACATAATATCAAGCATTTGTTCTGGACGAACATAAATGAAATAAGGCCTGTGTCCGTTTGGAAACTGCGCTTTCAAATCAGCCTGAGTGCGAACTTCTTTGTCATCATAACGAGGGGCGTCAACGTAAATATAACCAAGCCCTTTCGCCCATCCATCTCGAAAAGCCTGCGCGGCAAAAACATTCAGGTTTTCGTTGCGGGCTGTTGCGTCTGCAATAATCGCCTGAACCTTTGGATTGATTTCTTTCTGATCGTCTTTTGGCAACATCTTGATCGGAGTGTAAAAAGTTTTGCCGGTAGAGAAATTAACTGTTCGCTTGAAATACGGCGCAAGAACCGCTTTCCTTAAGCGATTATCGTAATTCTTCTGGATTTCATTCGTCAGTTTTGGAAGAAAGTTTTCTCCATGTTTGCGGATTTCGGTAGTTCCGCGCATAAGAATGTTGATAAGAGCCCATTCTGCGTATTGGCGCTTATACGCCTCGCTTGGTTCAGAGGTCGTGGTCTGTGGTAAATCAAAATTCATTTCAGAGACTCCTATCGTTACCAGTCAAGAATCGTAACCTTGGAAAGATTATCAACCGGGAATTCATAAGCAATATAACTGCCGATTGCGTCTGTAAGATGTGTTAAATACATGTTCTTCTTTTTATTTATATCAGACAGCCCCCCGTTTAACAATGTAACCTGCTCAAAATCTTCTATTGTATGGGGGCAGTCTTTGGCGTCTACCGCCATGCGAATAGTTCCGTCGCTGGCTTTCAAGCGACAGTTGGTTGCGTTTATGCGACCTCTGACCGAGGGATTTGCCCGGGGAACATTATAAAATATTCTGTCGAAAAATGGCGTTCTTGAAAAAAAGTCTTTGATAATATCCCAATCTGTACCTGCCAAACCAGAACTTGTCTGGTTGCCGCCACTGGCATCACCATAACAGAAAATTTTGCCCTGGTGTATGTGAAACTTTTCAAAAAGCTTTTCGCATACCAGCTTTGTGTTAGAGTTTTCTTTAATCCAGACCTCGCTGATAATGCCGGTGCCCCACACTGGTTGAAGCTTGCTTTGATAAACAAAGCCGCCCTGAGTGTGGCAATATTCTGTCTGACCGAAAGGCATCTTTTGCTCTTGAATAGCAACGGCGACACCAGGCGAACTGTTGAAGTCGAAACAAAATATCAAATCGCCATAAATGTTGTAGTCGAGTTCAAAAGAATAATGCTTTTTTTCAAATGAGTAGTAAGCACGGCCATCCATGTTAACGAATTCGCCTTCAAACTCTTGCCTGAAAAGCCGTTCGTCGTAAAGAGCCCTGAATCTCTGAATCTCAGCAGGATCAAGAACTTCAGCGCTTTTCCATTGAAAAAAATCCCATTCAGTAGGATTCGTTAAGGCATTCTTACTGAGCTTGTGAAGAAATCCCATGCCGTTTGGTGCGCCAAGAAACATTGCCCATGCGTGTCTATCTGCAAAGCATGGATAAATATGGGCTTCCCATGCAGTAGACTTAATATCGTCTGACTCATCAAAAATAAAGCCATCAACAGGAGCGCCTTCGATTCGCTGTGGTTGATCCAATCCAGCAACAAATATCTCTGTATTGCCTTGTATGAGCTGGATAATAAGATCAGTCTCATTCGGCTTTTTTGCCATAAGATTCGGCGGAATCATCATTTTAAGATCATTCCAGAAAATCTTTTTTGCCTGTGCAGTCGTGGGAGCGCTCACACAGTATCTTGGATTGATAAAGGTTCCGTTATTTCCGCGCATTACGCGCTTTACAAACTTTCGCTTAGCTCTTTCTGTTTTTCCTTATTGTGCCACCCNCGCCCGCCCCCTGCAATCAAGCAGAGGGCGAACGCGGGCCGCTGCGGCGACCAGCCGCTACCACCTCGAATCTTTTCCCTGAACGAGAAAATCTTACACCTTCTGCATTCGGGCGCATTGGCCAAAGTCTTAACTGCCATGGTTTCTTTTTTTCATGGCGCTCAAAGATCGGATCATACTTGCTCGTTTTCACACTTTATTCTCCGGGACTAATTCGGCGTCGGATATTGCACGCTGATCGGTTAACTGCGGCGTTTGCTCGGAAGTTATCACCTGACCGGCATCCCGATCTTCAAGAGGATCAAGAGCCGCCTCGCACTCCATAAGCGCCTTATAGAGCTTCTTAGACTGCTCAATAATATCTTCCGACTCAGGGCTGACGATATTGTTATCACGCCACTTTTCGGGAGAGAGACATTTCAAGGCATAAATAATAAGCAGTGAATCACCCTCTCTCTCGTCTGTCTCTTCTGTAGTTTTATACAGAATCATTATATCATTGCCGTCAGCATCTTTCCCTGCTCTATATTCTTTTTTATGCCTAGTAACTTTTCGAGTCTTGGTTTTGCGCTTAAGTTCTTTTTCAAGAGCGTAAATAAAATCATCTTTGTGCGTCGATCTGCCAAGATCCCATGCTTGCATGAATGCTTTGTAGGTTTCGCAGTATTTGCGAAAGGCAAGCTCTGTAATTTTAAGCTGAGCGCAAATTTCATAAAGCGGAAGGCCTTTTCTAGCCAATACAAAAAGTTTTTCCGGCATGTCTTTGTTGTATTTTGCCAGCACTGAGCGTTTCGTTGTTCGTCTTTTCGCCATTAACGCGGCCTTTCAGGGTTTAATCTCTTTTTATCTTACATTATAAAAAAGTCGTTGACAAGTTTGATTGTTAAACGTATGATGATGTTATACATACAGGAGGTTGTGAATGACCATTTCAAACACAAGCCGTTCGCTTTTGGAGAGCGGCAAAAGAGTGATTACCACCATAAGAAGCTACGGCGTAGAACTTATGGAAAAGGCTGATCACGCAAACTTGATTACAGACGTAATCATAGTCGGAAACAAACAGGAGGACGCAAACAATGCCGCGTCTTAAAACCAGACCGAAAAAGATCCTTAAGTCATATCGGCTCGATAAAGAGCTTGTTGACACAATCGAAGCGATTGTAGACAGCTCAAAAGACCCGATCACCGAAACTGAGGTTGTTACCAGGCTTATCAAAAAAGGCCTTGGCAAATGAGAAATGCCGCGATAATAGAATCCCGCGAAGACGGGCGCTTCGACTTAAACATAGACTGCGCCGTTGACGCGGGAATAGCCCGTATTGTTCGCGATTTACTCGAAACACAAAACACCAGAGTAGGTCTTGAAAAACAGATCGAGATAAGGTTTAAATGGACGAACACCAAACTCCAGAAATCGACAGAACCGAATCTATCGTAGATAGAATCAAGCAAAGACTGCTTTTACTTCAAGATCAGATATCAAAAATCAGAGAACTTCCGGTTGGATATACAGATCCTTTAAGAAAAGCGCAAGAAGATATTGCTGTTATCTACTCTTTGTTTTCAAATGAACCGGCCAACGGATACGGCGTCAGTCTTGAGCAAATGCTTGTTCTCGCCGAATCTCAGATCAAAACAGCGAAAAACAACACAGAGCTGCGCGAAACAAACGAAACCTTGCGACAATATATCGTCGGACTGGAACAACGACTGAAAGATGCCAACGAAGAAGCTATTCGATTATTCCAAAAAAGAGAATACAAACAACCCTGACAACCGCTACTGATTATCGGTAGTATTTCAAATTAGGAGAATCTGAATTTCTATGTCAACCAATCCATCCCCCAATCCATCGGCAGGCAAAGAGCTTGCTACTTTCCCGAAACAGGCTCAGCAGATTATCGAAAAGCTGCAGCTACAGCTGACTCTGACTCAGCAGAAAAACATGCTGAAACTCGGAGACGGGGCCGCATTCTTTATTGTTGAAGGCGGTCAGGAACGCAGAGCTTTCAAGGCAAAAGTCGAATTGTCTTATCCAGACCAGTTCTGCTTTATCTCGAAAAAGCCAATGATTTGTGCGCCTGGCTTGGAGAAAGCCAATCAGTATGCCGGCATTGAAATCTATAAGCCCCAGAAGCTTATCGCAAACGGCGGCGCTGAAGTAATGAATCCTTATTACACCACCGACGAAAACGGACTCATCACCGGAA